TTAATACAATAGCAGAAATATATGAGAAAGAAGGATATAAAGTTAATAATCGACCTGATTATGGTAAAATAGTAATTACACGATAGGTGAATAAAATGAGTAGATACACACAAGAATACATGGAAGAACTAAAAAAATTCGTCATTGGCGAAGAAATGAAAGTAAAACGAACTAAAGGTGAAAAGGCTAAACCTAAAGAATTAGGTGTTGGGCATCTTTCTGAAGAAACAAAGGGACAAGATGTAAAGGCTGGAGAAAGAGTTTACGCTGGTGCTAATAAGAAAAAGTAGGTGATTACGTGTGCCTCTCTTACTTCAAAAAGATAAAGATTCTTTAACAGTAAGGGTAATTCAATTTTTTGAAAAAATGAGAATGTCATACTTATCCGCTTTATCGGATAAGAAAACCTATGGTAAAAAATGGGTAAGTGAAATTAAAACACTTAGAAAACAATGGGATGACATAGATGATTTTTCGCAAGCAATTAAAGGGGCTATAACAGAAAAAGAATTATTTTCTAATGAGGCAGAAGACGTAGAAAGTGATGATGCTAGAAAAATATATGAAGAAATAAAAGAATTAAGATATTCTTCTGAATTAGTTAAAGACCCATTTGCCAATAAATATGGGGATGAAGTATTAGATAAACTAATGGAAAGTGAAGTATTGTTAGCCAAGTTTATTCATTGGGCTATTAGGAATCATGACAAATCGTTTAGTAAAGAAGCGTGGGAAAAGAATGATTTGGAACCTGATACTATTACTGAGGGTTATAGAGGATTAAATTTAGCACCGAAAGATGTAGTTGATTTTATTGTAGAACATTATGGTGACGGTAAAGATACTAAAAGAATAGAAGGTAAATTCAAAGCGGCTGAAAACTTATTAGAAAAAATTTATATTGCTCATCACAGTAAATCTACTTGGGATAACCTTGTTAGTTTTAAAAAGGCAGAAAAATCAGAATCTCATTTCTTAGTTCCTAACAAACCAATGTATAGAATTTTTGAAATAAATGATTTAGAAGAACTAATAGGATTCACTGGTAAATGGGTAGTCCAAGAAAAATATGATGGGATGAGAATACAAATTCATAAGATAGATAATAGGGTAAAAATATTTTCTTTTAATGGTAAAGATATTACAGATAAATGCCCTGCTCAAGTTAAAGTAATGAAGGCAAAACATTTTGGTGACTGTATTTTAGATGGTGAACTAATGTTATTTGATGGCGAAGAACCACTACATAGAGCAGAGGTTGTTGCTAGAATTTTTAAGAATAAGAAATCAGATACGATATTAAGAGCGCATGTTTTCGATATTATGAGACATGAAGGTGATGAATTACTAGATACTGAATTGTCAGAAAGACTTACAACATTATTCAATAACTATTCACCGCATTCAGATGAGATGTTAGCATTTCCTTCTAAAAAAGATACTCGCTATGCTGATTCTATAAAAGAGGTGGAGGAATATTCAGAAGAAATTATGAAAATACCCACTGCTGAAGGAGTTGTTATAAAAGATATAACTTCTACTTATTTTATAGGAACTAAGAAAAACCCCAAATGGGTTAAATGGAAAAAATTTGTTGATTTGGATTTAATGGTATTAGAGAAGAAAACTACTAAATCTAATTTATTTAGTTATACTTTGGGTGCTGGACCTTTAACCGATAAAGATGATTTTAAAAACTTTAAAGAAATAGATGATAGAAAATACTTAGATGTTGGTAAATCATTGAATACAAAAATAGATGTTGATGTTGGTAAGATTATTAGAGTCAAAATTGATGAAGTTAAAAAGGATAAAGAAGGTGGGTATAAAGTCTTATCCGCTAAAGTAATAGAAATACCCGAAGTAGAACTTCCAGAAAAATTAATTACTTTAGATTTTTTATCACAAGATACTAAGAAATCTCTAAATTATGATATTAAAGCGTTAGAAAAGGGATATTCAATTACAGATACTATACATGGTGAAGCCACTCTTATCTTTAAATCTGATTTGGATGGATTTACTTTTTATGGTTTTGAAGAAAATAATTTAATGGCGAAGAATGCAATGTTAGATATTGACATATGGAAAGAACAAATAGAAGATATGTTAAAAACTCAAAAGTCTAAACTTAGAGTAGCAATTAAAAACTTCTTAATGGAAGATAGAGATGGTAAACCTTATGGAAAGGTAGAGGAATTTGTTTCTGAAAAATATCTAAAAGAATTTAATAATTTATTTGGTGGTAAAACTAAAAAATTAAAAGATTGGTTAAAACAACAAGAAAATATTACTCATGATAAAGAAAATGATATGTTCCATGCTAAATTCGATATGATAGAAAAATATGAGACTCCTAAAAAATATAGAGAGGGAGAGTTTAAAGTCTATCGTAAAGACAATAATAATTTATCTATTATGTTTAAATTAGATGAAGAACTTATTGGTTGGGAAATAGATATAGAGGAAGAAGATGACATTTTTAGTTTATTCGGTAAATCTGGAAAGTTTCCCGCACAAGTAGAAAATAAATTCAGAAAAGGAAAACTTATTGATTCTGGTAAAGTAAAGTTAGGAGTACAAAGGCATGGTTATCATGAATATTTCTTAGAAGGAAATAAATTTGAAACTAAATTTCATGTAAGAGTTATTCCTGTTAAGGGTAAAGATATGTGGCTCGCTTGGACTGGAGTTGAAACAGAACCAGTCAATCCTGAGACAGATGATGGCATTTGGGATATTAGAGAAGATAAGAAATCTAAACTAGTTTTGAAGGAATAATTAATATAGTTCATTCAGAAAAGCGCTAAACAATGAGTGCAACCGCTATTTTGAAAACAGTTAGTCCTACCAGACATGATTCTTTTAGTATTTTAAAATCTAATGATTTAGTAATTGGAGGATATGCTTCAATAGAAATGGTAGATAAACAAAATGATTTGATTACTTTAGGGGCTTTAAAGGAAGCCGTTGGTAAATATATGAAAATTACTAAATTTAGAAATGTAATGACTAATCATTCTAATGTTCAGGTAGGAGAGGTTATTCCTCAATATAGGGATAAAAATGGTAAACTATGGAAAACAGATGTCGATGATGTTGGATTTTTTGTAGTTATTAAAATGAGAGAGGACATTGAAAAAGCAAAAGAAGTTGGCCGAGAAATAAGAAACGGTAGTCTTCGTTCTTTTAGTATAGGCGGACAAGCATTAGAAAAGAGAAAGAAAAATCATAAAGAGTATGGAGAATACAATGAAATCTCTAAATTAGAACTCCATGAAGTTACAATTTGCGAAAAAGGAATTAATCCAGAAGCAAAGTTTGATATTTTAAAAATGGAAAAAGGTGAAACAAAAATGAATGATATAGAAAAAGCGCTAAACGAGTTAAATAATACTTTAGATAGAATTAATAATATATCTAAAATGGAATTCTTAGAAGTTCTAATGGATTATAAACAAGGAAAGAGTAGTTTAAAGGATGTTCAAGATACTGCTAAAAAGGATATATTTACTACTAGAGGAAAATTAGACCCTAATAATAGCACATTAAGAAGATTGGTAGAAGAACAAGTTTTTACTAGAAAGGAATTAAATGAAATGGTAGAAGAACATAACTCCGAAACAAAAGACAAAATGAGTGGAATGGATATGCCAATGGGGATGGACGATGATGACGTAGAAATGGCCGATTTAAACAAATCCACAGAAAAGCATATAAAGAACATAGTGAAAAACGCTGATTCAACGAAGGAGGCAACAGATATGTCAAACTTAGAGAAAGAAGAATATATGGACACAGAAGATGAAGAGAAAACCATGTACGGTAAAGAGGACATGGAAGATAAAGGGCATGGAATGATGCACGATAAAGAAGACATGGAAGAAAAGGCTATGGATGAAGAAAAGGCTATGGATGACATGGAAGCAAAATCAAGACCTGATTTGGCTACAGGGCATATAGACGCTGGAAACGCTGGAGAATATGTGGATGACCCTCATCCTCAATTAGACGGTAACTACATGGCTAAGTTCGATGACCAATCTACATTAGATTTATCCCCTGAAAACTTAGAAAAGGCTTATGCAGAATTTAAAGCAGAACAATTAGAGAAGGCGGCTTATGAAGCAGTTAAAAATCAGTTCCAAACAAGATTCGATGCTGAAATGTTAGCAAAGACTGAAGAAATTGAAAAGGCAAACTACGATGCTAAAGCAGAAGTAGCAGAATTAAAAGAACAATTTAGTTCCCTTTTAAAATCATTAAAAGAAGAAAAAGAAACTGTAATTAGGAAACAAGAAGAAGTAGTTGCAGAACTTAATATTCCATCAGGCGATGAAATCGCTAAAATGGATTGGAGCGATATAAATGCTCTAGTTGAAAGGCTGGAGGGCCAAATTTAAAGGAAGTGAATAAAATGACAAAATACATAAACACAATAAGAGATTTAGAAGCGGCTACTTATGGTAACATAGGTGGTACTGGGAATGGATTGTTGAAAAGTGCTGGTATTGTTGGTTCTATTAACAGTGGATTTACTGGTTCTAGTGACACAGCATTAACATTAAACGGTACAGCAGGTAATAACTTAACTGCACTTTACAACATAGTATATGGGCAAAAAGTTTGGTCAATGATTAACCAAGAAATCAACCCATTATCAATTCTACCTAAAAGACCATACACATCAAGTGGATGGAGAGTAATGACTAACAGACCTCAAGGTGGTTCAGCGGCGGCATTCTCCGTTGGTGCTACAACTGGAACTGGCGCTCAAGGTGCGGCAAGTCCTGATGGTGACTTAATTGGTGGTGTTGGAGAAAATGAAGCATTAGACAGTACACAACTAAAAGCATTGGCTCCTGAATATACAACTCTATACATGAATCCAAAAATTGTTGCTCACATGTTTGATTACAGTGAATTAGCGGCAGAAATGGCAAAGATTGATGATGGTGTTGGAGATATTAGAAAACTTATTCGTGAAGATATGGGTAAATTCCATGCAGAATCTCAATCAGTTATGCTAGTAATGCCTCTTGAAAACTATGATACACTTGGAGCAGATACTTCAAGCGGAAGAATTCGTGAAAACTATACTTCTCTATTGAAGATTGTTAGTAGTAATGATGAATTATCAGACAGCGGTGGTGAACTTGATAGACTTTCAAGTGTTTCATCTGCTATTGCTGATTTAGATGCTGATGTAACAACTCTTTATGGTAACACATCAAGAGCAAGTGGAGCATCATTCATGGATTCAGTAGTTAACTACGGTTCATCATACGCAACAGCAGGTAGAGTTTTAACATTAAGCATAATCAATGATGTTATCCAAAACCTACGATTGAACGGTGGAACTCCAAATGTTATCTTAACAGGATATGATACAATCCAAGCATTATCTGACTTGCTACAAAGCCAAGAAAGATTCATGGATGCTAAAGAAATCATACCTACACATAACGGTGTAAAAGGTGTAAAAGGTCAAGAAGTCGGATTCAGAGTAGCAACATACTACGACATTCCACTAATTCCTTGTAAGGATATGCCTAAGACTGGTTCAGCATCAAGCGGTTTATCTGATATGTTATTATTAGATACTAACCACTTATGGTTTGCAACTATGAAGCCAACCCAATACTTCGAAGATGGTATCAATCATGGAAACCCATTCGGTGTTGGTGTACTTGGAAACAGAGGACTTTACAGAACAATGGGTGAAACTGGTTGTACTTTCTTTAGAGGACAAGGAAAAATCACCAACCTAAAATGAGGTGATTTGATTGGCTTTAGCGTTTACAGTAACAATATTAACAGACCACAAAGGTTCAACTGCTCCTAGAGTTTCAGGAGATGAATACTTTGTTGATGCGGTAATAGATGTAACATCCCATGTAGCGGCGGGGGCTGTAATCCCCGCCAGTGAGTTCGGTTTAACGACAATAAGTGCGGCTTGTATTACAGGTTCAGAAGGTGGAAACACTAGACTTGCTGGAATTGAAACAAGTGCGGCAGGGGCTTATGAGTCAGCAACTTCGATTGCTCTTATCTTTACAAGTTTAGATGGTACTAATGCAACAGTGGCAGATGATGGCGACCCAACTTGTGCAGTAAGAGTAAGAGTATATGGTTTAATCTAAGGTGATACCTTTGGCTAAAGTATCATTACTTCCTAAAGAGGAACAAGATGAAAGAGAGGCTATAAGTTCTTTTGTCTTTCAAGGTATAACCTTTGTAGCGGGTGAACCAGCACAAGAAGTAAGTACACAAATTGGTGTTATGTATATGAAAGAACCTAACTTTCTGGTACAATTCACCGATGCAGACTTCAAAGATTTACCCGAAGAACTATTGGTAGAAATGGGAGAGAAACTAAATTGTGATGTAAAATCAGTAAAAACTACATTACTACCTAAAAAATCAGTAGCATCTAAAGTAAAAAGTACTCTAACAAAACCTAAAATTGTTGAAGAAAAGAAGGTAGAAGAACCAGCAGAAGAAGAAAGTTCTGATGAGTAATTTTATACCCTTTGAGTAATTAGCACCCTTTAACGAGGAAGAAAAGCATGACTGGAATAGGTGGATGTAGAAGTAGCGGTGGACTAACTGCCGACACACAAATTATAAAAGGACAAGGTAAAGTTATCAGCATTCATGGATTTGTTACTGGAGCGGCATCTGCAAAAATAGAACTTTATGATGTTGATGATTCAGGTGATATTGCGGCAGGTAATCTTGTAGGTATATTAGCACTTGAAAAGGCGGCTAGTGGAGATGCAAGATACGCAGAAGCAGATTTGCATGGTGTTTTATTCAAAGTGGGACTTTATGCAGATATAACATATTTGACTGGTTCTAGTGGTGTGACTTTCACAGTTGAGTTTAATTGAGGGTTATAGATGGCGGCAATAGATAAAGATACGAGACTAATAATGACAATAATGTATGTAGGCGCAATGGCTGGAATGAATGTTTATTTCTATTCAGTGTATGGTGCTGAATTACCATTTACTGCTTTTACACATGCAGTATTATTCAGCCTAATTACGGTTGGAGTTATAATGTTACAAAAATCATTATTTGATATGGTAGTAAATGAACGATTTGAAATGTGGTTACTTAATAGAAAGATTGACCTTTATTGGGAAAAGAAATCAAGAGATGAAGCACAGAGAAAGAAAATCAAAGATTCAATGGCTCAAAGGAATATGAATTATTATTCTCCACAGCCATCTTATGATGAGGTAAACGAATCCTTCTTAAAGGCATTAGAGTGAAGGTGATTACCTTTGTTAGATAGACTCTTAGGAGTAGATGAACAGTCTTTGGCTTATGATTTATCAAGAGCGCATTCAGCAGATGTATTCTTTTTAAAATTGAGAGCATGGATTTGGGGAACAATTGCAGGTGTTTCTTGTTTTATAATCGGTAACATTTTAGGTCACTTTGGTTTCGATTTAATTAGAATGACGATTAATAGTTTTAAGGATATATTCTAGGTGGGTTTAATGTGGCAACATTACTTACAGGGTTTGCAATTATAACAGCAGAAGCGGCGGCGGCATTTTATAGAAGAATTCATGCTTTGAATTTTGGAGTATATGGTGCTAGTAAAGTAGGTAAAACTACATTACATAGTCAATTAAGAACTAGGGGAGAAGTGCCAGTTATTAAAGATAGAACTGTAGGATTGAAAAGAGCAACAAGAAAAGTTGTAAAAATTGATAAAGATTCTAGGACAATTAAAACTGCTGATGTTGGTGGTCAAACTTATTTTTGGGAAGAATGGAAAAAGGATATGCGTAAAAGAAAAGTAAAATATATTATTTTTATGATAGATGATAGGCATTTATCAGAAGCATATAATTTAGAACATCAGTTATCTTGGAAATACTTGGTAGACGTTATATGTGATGAATATTGGCGATTACCAAAGGGTAAGTCTAAAAAGAAGAAGGATAAGGATTTCCCCATCGCAGTAGGTATATGGGCGAATAAGTTTGATTTGTGGAAGGATAAATATGAACACAACGGGGCCATCGACAAGCATCCTATTTTTGAACCGTTCAAACTCGGAATGCAACGATTACAGGATAGGGGAATACCATGTTTCAAATACATCGTGTCTGCGAAGTCCGACCCAGAAATGGTCTACAGAGGAATAATGACAATGGTAAAGGAGTATTGATAAAATGGCAAGTATATACACACCAAACATAATAGGAAGTAATAATACAATGATTAACCCACTAAAAATAAGTAGTAATGCTAGGAATGCAGGGCCGATTATAAATTATGAGTTTAAGACTTTTACATTAAAGAAACAATTAAAGGAATTACTTACAATTTTAAAACCTGAAAAGAAAAGATTTATTTTTAAATATGGATATAAATTTAACATCAGAGATAGATGTGTGGTTTGTGGAGCGCATCATATATGGGAGGCGGGAGATAATCTTAGACCCCCTATTCCTCTAACTGGTGTAACAAAGGGTAGACCGCTAAGGGGAACTTATTGTCCTAGACATGCTTCTATGCATAAACAACTAGAAATGATAGAGCAACAAGTTATTGCTGAGAAACATGGATTGGAGTTTAAAAAGTATATTCCTAAACCAAAAGTTCCGCAACTTATGAATAGAGGACCACTAGTTACTCTTTCACAGGGAGATATAATTTCATTAACCTCTAAGGGTTGGGAAATCACACCGCCACAAGCGGAAACCACAACAGCGGAACAAAAGTTAGTAGAATTACTCATAGAATTAAAAGGAAAAATAGGACAAATAGATGAACTGGTAGGTGAAGAATAATGGGAATATTAGGAACAAGTAATGGTGCATTAGCATCACAAATGAATCAACATAATCAAGATAACTTTAAAGCAATGAATAATCTTTTAACGCTACAAGATAATCATGTAGAAGAATTCTTGTTATATCATGGAGAAGCATTCTTTACTGCTTATGAAAAATTATTAGAGGATGTTATTGAAAGAGTTATGAGTAAGATGCTAACTAAGTTACACTTCAAATTAGAAGCAACACAAGGAGATATTAAGTTAGAGAAAATGTGTCTTGCTGAATACGAAAGAATAACAGAAGAAAATATTCAATTAGATATACAACAAATATTAGGAGCATCTATAAACCAAGAAGTTGTTTATCAAAGACAAATGGCTAAGAGTCAATACTTGGAAGCGCAAGGATTTGGTGATGGTGGTTCTCCAGCAGGTCAAGGAATGCCCGCAAATACTGGTATGATGAATAATCCAGTTCCTAATAATATTGCAGGGCAACCTGCTACTGGGGCAATGAATCAAAATATGGCTATGGGTCAGGCGGCAATGACAAATCAATCAGGTTATCCAGTTCCACCTGCGGGTTATGATAACTATAACAATCCATATTGGATAGACCCACAAACAGGTCAAGCAAGTTATACTCCGCCAAGCGCAGGTTTAGGTTTAGGTAAAATGATACAAAAAGGTGCGGCATGGGCTAAATGGCTTGCTTAAGGGTGAGTTAGATGGTTGAAGAGATGCGATTTTATCTTCCCATAGTAGGCAAAACTGATGTTAGATTAAAAAATATAGACGATTATAATGTTAAAAAACTTGTATTAGATTATATTTTTATATATTATGAAAAGGATAGGATGGGATTAGAAAACTTAGATGAACTTTTAGAAGAACAAGATGAAGAGTTTGAAAAGAGAAATAAAGAATATACCCAAGAAAATATAAACACTTTATATGATTCATTTAGTGAGGCTTTAGAGTCCGTTAAAGATATGAATTTAAGACAGTTAATTTTAGAAGATTATGCAGAGTATAGAATCAAATTACCTAAAGATATTATAAATTGGGTTAAAACTTTTGACGGTGATGTAGAAGATATTGAAACCATGGCTGTAAGTGATTTATATTCTGAAGAAAAAACTGCTCCTTTAACTGGTGTTAGGACCGCTAGACAAAGACAACGAATAGACCAATTATCAAGTGGTATTCCTGATGATATAATTTTACAAAGAATACAAGAGGGAGAATTATCACTGGCAGAAACAAGTAAAAACAAAGTAGGGTATGAAATTAAAGTACCTTCTTTTCCTCCTGAAAGCCCACTATCTAATCAAAAATTATTGAGAGAATCAGGTGTCAATTTTAGGGTTGAACAGATAGAACAAAAAAAGGAAAGGGGTACACCTAAAAAATATAATTGGCCTTTGCCTTCTAGTGAGTTAAAAAAGATATTAGAAGGAACTAAAGAAAATAAGAAACTATTTTATTTAGAATTGGTTATGTCTTTAAAAGAAAACTTTCCTGTTAATTTATTATCTATGGACGATAAATATAGAAAAATTAGAGAAGTTAATGATATAACTATTTATGTAGAATTTGATAAAGAAAAATTAGATAATGTGTTTGAAGGAGTTAAAGAAACACCTAAATTATTAGAAGATTTAAAAGATATGATAGTGCCTGTAATTATAGAAATAGATTATATAACCACTGCTATTTTAGATTTAGAGTTAGGTGGTAAAAGGCTAAAAGGTAAAGTGACAGAAGATACTATAAGACGATTAAAAGATAGTATAAAAAGTTTAAAGGAAGATTTAGATGATAAGGATATAGAAGATAAAGAAAAAATCAAAGAAGAAATAGAATCATTAAAAGTGAAGTTAGCAGAGGCAGAGGATGAAAAGGAAAGTGAAGAAGACTTACAAGAAGCAAGAACTCAAAGTGAAGGAACAGAGGAATACGAGGCTGTCGAAGGATTTGAAGAAGAACCTAAAAAAGTTACAGCGACTAGACAAAAAGTTATACCACAATTAGATAAATATTTTAGAAAATTAAAGAGTAGAATCAATAGATTAGATAGAGTAATTGGCGCAATAAAAAGTCAAGACACAATAGAGGTTTAATTATGACTTATAAATCACCTTCCGATACCACCACCATAAATCCTGATTATTCAGCGGGTAGAGGATATTATACTACTGCTGATAAAGTTGCAGAACTTTTACAGATACCACCTTTTACTGCTAATACTACACCAATGCACTCAGAAGTTGGTGAATTTATTAAAAGAGTAGAAGATATGGTTGATGGCAAAACTAAAACTTCTTGGAGAAAAATACTATATGAAAAGGAATATCATAATTTTACTGTAGGAGTAGGACATTATCCCGCTGGAATGTATAGAGATTATCTTGGTTTTATTCAATTAGATAGACATAGTATATCTAAAATGATTCGTTTAGATATATGGGAAGGAAGTAAATGGACAAACATTTGTGGGGCAGAAGCCAGTGTAACCTTTAACGATTATACTTCTATGATTAGCGGTACAACTACAATTAACCTTCGTTTACCTAACAACGGTTTAGTATTCAATTTACTGGCAGGGACTACAAATTCAAGATTCGATACCACATATGGTAATAAAACTGCGGCAAGGGAACTTGTTTCATTAATCAATGAAAGGTTCCCCGATAAAACTGCATCGTTAACAGGTGCTACAGAAGCAAAGGGACAAACAGATTCTACAGGTGCTAAACAAGTTTCAGACTTTTTTTATGCTTGTCTTGATTCAGAAGATTCTAGTAAAGTTTTGATTTCATCTTTATTACCAAGTGATGATGGTGCGGAGTGTAGTATTTATCTAAATGGTAATGCGGCTACAACTTCTGCACATGGATTAGAGGTTAGTGGTTTTACAGATAAAGAGTCATCAGGAAGAATGGATGAATGGTGGAAAATAAGTAGAGAAGGTAGAATTTTCTTTAGAGATAAGTTCCCATATATTCATTTGAATTCTGTGAGAGCAACTTACTATGCAGGGGATGGAAACATTCCAGCGACAATTACAGATGCGGCTACAAAATTAGTTGCTTGTGAAATTCTACGTTCTGATGATGCTACTGTTTTAATTACTGAATCTGGAAACCAAATATCCGTTAAAGAGAAATATGATATTCTAAGAAAAGAAGCAATGGAAATATTAGATGGTAAGAAGGAAGGGGTGTTCTTAATTGAGTGACGTCATAAGGATAATCAAAAGAGTAGAACAAATGTATAGAGAAAGAAATAAACTTTTTGAGGCTAGTGGACTTGGCGATTATACTTATTCTGATGCAGAAATAGAAAAGTTTGTAGCAGAAGCAGTTGAGAAAGATATTAGTAAA